AAATACAAAGGTGACCCACGAAACGTGGTATATCGCTCCTCATGGGAGTATAAATTTATGCAATGGTGTGATTCTCATCCTTCTGTAGAAGAATGGGCTAGTGAAGAAATTATTATACCTTATATTTCACCTGTTGATGGTAAAAGACATAGATATTTTCCAGATTTTTACGTTAAAGTAGGAAAAAAGAAATATATTGCAGAAGTTAAACCATTCAGACAGACGAGAGAACCTAAAACTCAAAAACGACATACTAAAAGATATATTAGTGAAGTTATGACTTATGCTGTAAATCAAGCAAAGTTTAAAGCAGCAACTGAGTTTTGTAAAGATCACGGTTGGCAATTTAAAGTAGTTACTGAAAAAGAACTTAAAATCTAATGGCAATCCCAAATCCTACATTCGCAAGATACCCGTCATTCCAAGAATTTATAGCTAAAACAAAGGGTAAGGATAATGCTCCTAGTTTTAGTAATTTATTTTCGGTAAGATTTGTGTCACCGAAGATGCTGCAAACCCCAACTGCACAAACTTCTTATTATTTTGTGGGACCAATACAAGAAAACCCACCTTCAAGATCATTCGATGTTAATCAAGAATCTAATGATTTGAGTTGGTTACTTGATTACTATGCTGATAGTGTAAATCTTCCAAGTAAGCAGATTACTACTTCACAAACTCCTTATGTTGGATCACCGTTTAAGTATGCAACAAATACAGCATATAGTCAGATTAGTATAAACTTTAGAATGCCACGTTCTCAATATTCAAGAAACTTCTTTGAGAGATGGACAACTATGATGGCAACTGATAGTGAGCAATATACAAGATATTATGATGAATATGTTTCTCCTAAAATGATGATTTACAAGTGGGAAAGAGGTGGTGGAGGTTTAGCAGTTAGTGATCCTGATTTAATTGCTTCTATAAGAGAAAGTGGAAACGCAGATATATTATTGGCAAGAAAGTACCAACTAACTGCTGCTTGGGAACTTCAAAATTTATATCCATATAATATCGGTTCGGTTCAGTTGAATAACGCTAATGCTCAGACAATGACTTTGAGTGTTGGTTTTTATTATGAGAGATATCGTTTCTATACTGCTGATCAGTTTGACGATAATACAATTCAATATATGACTGTTGCAGGAACACTAGATGATGTTACTACTAATTCAACTTCCAATAATCAATCAATTTTGAATACTATCGTTAACGCAGCATTGACCGTCACTGGTATCGCCTAAATAAATGTACTGATGTGAATATCTATGGCATTACCTAAGATTAGTGTACCTAAGTACAAAATGAAACTACCCTCAGACGGTAGAACTGTGAATTATAGACCATTTCTTGTAAAGGAGGAGAAAGTCCTTCTCTTAGCTACTGAAAATGGTGATCAAAATGTTATTGTTTCTGCAATCAAAGATATAATCAAAGATTGTACAGACATTACAGATGTAGAAAAACTTGCTACATTTGATATCGAATTCGTTTTCTTGCAGATTCGTACAAAATCTGTTGGTGAAAGTGTAGATGTCATTGTAACTTGTCCTGATGATAATGAAACTACTGTATCAGTTTCTATTCCTTTAGACGAAATTAAAGTCAAGAAAACTAGAGGTCATAAAAAGGATCTTAAAATTTCTGAGGAAGTTGTTATTACAATGGGATACCCCACTATTGAAACATTCGTTGCTATGAACTTTGGTGAGGGTGCTGAGGTTGACCAAGTTTTTGATATGGCAGCAAGTTGTGTAGAATCAATTAGTGATGCCAATCAAGTTTATGATTGTTCTACTGTTCCTAAAAAAGAACTAATAGAATTTTTTGATCAAATGAATAGCAAGCAATTCATGATGATACAGGAATTTTTTGAAAAAATGCCTAAACTTCAACACACTGTTAAGGTTACTAACCCTAATACTGGAGTTGAGAGTGAGGTTGTACTGGAGGGTCTAGCGAGTTTTTTCGAATAGCTCTTCTTCACACCAATCTACAGGCTTATTATGAAGGAAACTTTTCCTTAATGCATCATCATAAATGGGATATCGCTAATATTGATAATCTGATGCCTTGGGAAAAGGAGATTTATGTGAATATGTTAGTCAATTTCCTCAAAGAAGAGGAACGTAGAATGAAGGAGCAACAAGCATCTGGTGGCTAAATTACAAGCATACAAATTTGTAAATCCTGGAGTTTCAAATCTGAAATCTCCAATAGTTGCTGCTGCTAGAAAACAAACCTTAGCGTTGAATAGACTAGGAGGTACAGTTTCCTCAATAGGAACACTTGTTAGTGATATAGAAAGGATTTCAATCCGTCAAATTAAGAATGATAAGTTAAGAGCAAAAGCAGAACGTCGCAGAGAAAGAAGAGAATTAGATCAGGCGACAGAAGAAGCACTAGAAAATAAGAAGGCAGCAAAAACTAAAAAACCTAAATTAAGCAAAACATCTTTAAAGATTGCTAAGGGTGGTCTTAGTTGGATAGAAAAATTCTTAGCACCGATTGGAAAATTTCTTGGTTTTATAGCTAGAATTGCTATCACAAAGGAAGTACTTGAATGGGTAGGAGATCCTGCTAATATTGAGAAGTTATCAGATTTTCTAGAGAAGACGCATTTTGTCTTTAAAAAACTATTTGGTTGGGCAGCAGGATTTACTAACAATATTTTAGACGGATTTTCTGCTCTAACAGATCCTAATGGGACATTTATAGAAAGGTTAGGTGGTCTTGGATCTATAATGAAGGGTTTGATCGGGTTGAAATACCTGATGAACCCTTTCAGTATTATTACTGATATTCTCTGGCTAGTCGATTTACTTACTGGAAATAGAGGCAATAATAGGCGTGGTGGTGATAGAAACCGAAATAATAGGAACCGAAATAGAAACAGAAACCAAAACAGAAATTTAAACAAAAATAGAAAACCTGGTTCACTTCCTGGTAAATGGTTTAGACCTAAAGTTACAACAAGTGGAGGACAATCAGTAGGACCACTTAGAGGAATTAGAGAATGGTTAAGAAAGACTAGAAAATTCCTTGGGCAAAAACCTAATATATCTGTTGGTGGAAATACTGGTGGTAATTGGCTTACTAAACTATTCAGAGGTAAACCTGTAGTAAGTACAAGTGGTGCCACAAAAGCTAATTGGTTTACTAAATTATTCCAGGGTAAAGCTCACGTTACTACAGGTACTGGTGGTGTAAAAGGTAATTGGTTACAAAGATTATTCAAAAGCAAAGCTGATCCCACTAAGATAACACAAGGTACTGGTGGTGTAAAAGGTAATTGGTTAAAGAATCTATTCAGTGGCAGTAAAGTTACTACAGGTACTGGTGGACTTAAACTTAATTGGCTTAGTAAGCTAAAAAGCGGTGCATCAAAGATCAGAGGTGCTACTCCATTGCAGGCTATTGGATATCTTGCTGCTGATTATACTATTAATTGGGGTGTGGATAAGTTAGTATTTGAGCCGTTGCAACGTGCTTCAACGAAGAGACTACATAAACAGATAGATGAAGCAATTGCCGAGCATGGTCTAGAGAAGGTACTTGCGAATCAAGAGGCAGAATTAGCTAAAGAGCAATCAAAAACACCCTTAAATAAATGGGTGAATATGGCCACCTTAGGATACGGCAATATTTTTGTCGGTCCTAACACTCAAAAGGTGCAGCATCTTCAAAATGTGATTGGTTATATTAAGGGTAAATCAGCAGATGATGAACCTCACATGCGTATTGAGGTCATTGGTTACCGCAATAAGGATGGCAATAAGGTTGAACTAAAGGAAGACCCTTCAAAGAAGAAGGGTAATTGGTGGAGTAATCTATTTGGTAAGAAGGAAGAAAAGAAGGAAGAAATAAAGGAAGAAAAGAAGAAGTCAGGTAATTGGTGGAGTAATCTATTTGGTGGTAAGAAGGAAAATAAGAAGGAAGAAAAGAAGAAGAAGTCGGGTAATTGGTTTAGTAATCTATTTGGTGGTAATAAGAAGCAAGAGACACCAAAGAAAAAAGAGAAAAAGAAGAAGACAAATTGGTGGTCTGGTCTCTTCTCTAAGAAAAAACCTGAAAAGAAAGAGAAGAAGAGTAGTTGGTGGCCTTTTGCAGAGGGTGGAGAACTTCAAGAGATGCTTTTTGGTGGTCTATGGAAGAGAGTTAAGAAAATTGGTAATAGTCTATGGAATGGTGTAACTAATGTTGTTAATAAAGTAACTAGTAATCCTATAATAAGTACTGCATTATCATTCATTCCTGGTATGCAAATACCAATGGCAGTGATTAATGGTAT